TAAAGAAAGCATTAATAACAGGGATTAGTGGGCAGGATGGGTCTTACCTAGCAGAACTATTGCTAGAGAAGGGTTATGAGGTTTGGGGGTTACTTCGGAGACACTCCGTACCGGAAAATCAAACTAGTAGATTAGAAGCTATTGGTATTCTTGATGATATTAATCTAGTGTATGGAGATATGACGGACCTCCCCTCATTACTTCATATCTTAAAAGATATTAATCCTCATGAGATTTATAACCTTGCGGCACAGTCCCATGTAAGGATTAGTTTTGATCAACCTGCATTTACTACCCACACAGATGCAGTTGGGGTACTTAATTTATTAGAGGGGATTAGATTACTATGCCCCAATGCTAGGATGTATCAGGCGTGTTCATCTGAGATGTTTGGAAACGAGCATGACGAGGATGGGTATAGGCGGGAGACTACTTTAATGCGGCCAGTTAGTCCTTATGGATGTGCGAAACTATATGGTTTTAATTTAGGTATAGTATATCGTTCTTCCTATGATATGTTTGTGTCTAACGGAATATTGTTTAATCATGAATCCCCTCGTAGAGGGATAAATTTTGTGACCAATAAAGTAGTGGAAGGTGCAATAAAAATTTTTAGAGGGGAAGAGAAAGAATTAGCTTTAGGTAACTTGGACGCAACTAGAGACTGGGGCCACGCTAAGGATTATGTGAAAGCTATGTGGATGATGCTACAACACGATAAGCCTGATGATTTTGTATGTGCGACAGGAGAATCCCATTCAGTTAGGGAGCTATGTGATTTGGTTTTTTCTAAGTTAGATATGGATTATAGAGAACATGTGACCGTGGATGAAAAATATTTTAGACCCACTGAATTACACAACTTAAAAGGAGATTGCACCAAGCTCAAAGAAACTTTAGGGTGGTCTCCAAAATATACTTTTGAACAAACGATTGATGAAATGATAAATTCTAGGCTATAATATATCATGATTACCCTATATTTAATTTACTTGTTATATTCCATAAAAGTTGGGCTTGGAGTATTTTGGTATGAGTGGTTAATTTTTGTGTTATTATTTGTTATTGCCCCGTCTTGGGCTTTAACAAAAATATCATACATAAAGAGTTTAAGTGATGTTAAAGCAGATAACAACAAAGCTAAAGATAAAAAAAATCCACTCTTCGGCAAAATTACCTAAGCAGCAGACCTTTGGTTCTGTAGGGTATGATGTTTACTCAGTGGAAGATGTCATTGTGGGGCCAGGAGTTGTAACTGTTGTAAGAACAGGTTTAAGCATGGAGCCTCCTCCTTGGTATCATATTGAGCTATATGCTAGAAGTTCTTTTGGGAAGGAAGGAATCATCCTAGCCAACGGAGTTGGCATTATAGACAAGGATTATAGAGGAGAAGTGAAATTATTGTTATCTAAGATTACTCCTCACCGCAAACTTTTGAAAAAAGGTACTAGAGTAGGGCAGCTAATTGTTAGGAAATCCCACTTTCCAGAAATAGAAGAGGTAGAGATACTTAATGATACAGAGAGAGGCGTCGGCGGATTTGGGTCCACAGGTAAACGGTAGTTTTATGAAAGTACAAGACTTAATCAAGAAGTTATCAGGGTCAGGGTTCAGGATATTGTCGGAAAAATCCGATATCATTTTTGTACCTACGGGTTCATATGCTTTAAATAAGATAATTTCTGGAAGCTACACAGGGGGTGTTCCTGTAGGACAGATTACTCAATTCTTCGGTGAACACTCTACAGCCAAAACTGTTTTCGGTACTTGTGTTTTAGCTCAGGCTCAAAAGAAAGGGTATCATACAATACTGATTGATAGTGAAACTACTTATAATAAGGATTTTGCAGTAAGCCTTGGTGTTGATTCCGATAAGCTTTTAGCTGCGACTCCTAACAATGTTGAAGATTGTTTTAAAGCAATTGAAGATGTTGTGCTTGCAATTAGAGAGGATGATACTGATACTCCTATTGTTGTTCTTTATGACAGTATTGCTGTATCTCCTTCTAAGGCTGAGTCTGAAATGGAAGGTTTTGAAGGCAATAACATGCAGGGGGCCATTAGGGCAAAGTCTATAGGGTCTGGTCTGAGAAAATTAAATCATTTTGTTTATAAGCACGGTGTTGCCTTGGTAATCATTAATCAAATTAGACATAAAGTTGGTGTGATATATGGTAGTCCTAAGACTCTAGCTGCCGGAGGCAAGGCACTGGAGTATTACTTGGCTATTAATTTGGAGTGTTCGTTCAGTAAGAGTGATTACGTTAAAGATGAAGCCGGGATTAGTATAGGTATTAAGGGCAAGATTAGAGCAACTAAAAATAAAATTACAAAACCAGATAGGGATTGTGAATTCAAGCTACTATTTGATGAGGGGCTGGTACTAGATTACGGATTATTGAAGTGTTTAATGGAGGATGGTCTTCTTGAAAAGAATGGCTCTTGGTACTCCTGTGGTGGTAAAAAATTCCAAAATTTAAGAGATTTTAATAAATGTCTAAAAGACACTAGTTTGTCGGACTTTGATAGTATAAGAGAGGTTCTAGGATTATGAGTGGTGTAGCAGATCGGTTGAGTAAATTTCTAGAAAACGCTTTCTCTAAAGCGTTTAGTAGGGACGATAATGAAGAATCTTTGGATGTACAGTCTGATAAAGATATGTCTTTTATGTACGAAAGTATTGAAGAGTATAAGGATGCAGGGTATCATTTTAGACGTACTAAGGATCAAATGAGCAGAGGTTTAACAAGAGAGGAAGCCTTTAAGGAGTTTAAGAAAGGTAAAAAGAACGCATAGTATGCTTTCTAACAGCCTAAATACTAGTAGTGAGACAGTGGTTAATTCCACTAGAAATACTATGAAAAATTTCAGAATGCCTATTCATTTAGATCATGACGATCTGTACATTACAGAAGCCCAACTACAGTTTTATTTAAATGGAATTTCTACGTCTTTTAAAGTCCAGGATATCTTAAACGAGGGAAAGATATCCAAAGACTTCCTGGTATACTATGAGAAGTGTGTTGCATATAACTTGATATGGGATTTATCTGAGAGACACCCTAAGTCTTCAAAGCTATATTGGGACGATCATTATCAAGAATTTAGAATTACTTATCCCAAGGACGGTATTGTGTTTAGATCTTTATTAAATCACGGTTTAAGCCCTTCTACCCTATAAATGAGTTATCTAAAGTATATCATCTACTTCTCCCTAAGTACTATTGACAGTGTTATAAATTTATTATGCTCACTTGTTTATTACTATCCAGGTATGGACTTTGCTTCGTCATTCCTTACAAAAACCGAGTTGGGAAGAGTATATAGAATGATACAAGGAAGAAACAATGAAAGAGAAGAGAAATCTCAAAAAGCTCTTAAAGATATAAAAGATATAAGCAATGGGACGAACGTTTCGTAAAGAACGAGATTGGGACCAGCCTAAATATAAGAGGAAGGTTTCAAGATATAAGGCCGATATTTATTTTGAGGAGGATGATATAGATTATGCCGAAGACTTACATACTGAAGAAGCCTGTGTTCGACGCAAACAGACTTCAAAAAGTAGCAAAAAATATACTAGACGAGTCAAAAAGTGATAGGGACAAAGCTTTAGATACCTATGATTTTTTTAAAACCAGGGTAGAAAATGATCCTGAGGATGGAGATTCTAAGAGAGGTATGGTAGAATGCCTTAAGCTTGCTCAGAGTTCCAAGAATGCTGCTATTAAATTAGTGGATTTATTTGTGAAAATGGGCATTAAAGTAAATGACGATGGTAATTCGGATGTTGTTTTAAATTTTGATAGTTTGTCCAAATTAACGGAAAGATTAGATGGATAATAAAAAGATTCCTTACAAAGTAGTTTGCCCAGTACTGGACGCTATTTTACTTATTAGAAAGTACCCTCCTAGGAAATTGCATGAGTTACATGTAACACTAAAAAAGAAGATTAATTCTTCAAAAGTTCCTCTTGAAATTCCTAGCTACATAGATTTTCTAGTTAACACTTTTATTGTTGATGTAGATAATTTGAAGGATATTATTGGAAAAGAGGATGAAGAGGACTCTGATATAATTTATAGAAGTGTCTATGAGTGTATTGTCGGACTTTACCCTCCGTTTGCCTTGGATATTATTTGTAACGATATTAATGCGGAGTTGTTCCTAGAGGTAATGAAAGCGAATAAGTCCGACAGAGCGATATTTGAGGAGTTTATCAAAAGCGTCTCAGAGTCTACTGAGGGGATTGAATTTTCTGACGATCCTTTGGTATCTAAGAAAAAAAGGAAAACATTATGGTCTCTGTCCAGTATAGAGAAGTTAGAGACTACTCTAAAGAAGAACATTATAGGGCAGGATGAGGCTATAGAATCTGTTATAAAGAATGTAAAGCTGATAGCTTGCGATCTTTTTAGTATGGGATCTTTATTTTTTATTGGTCCTACTGGAGTAGGCAAAACAGCGTTGTCCAAGGTTGTGGGAAAACATTACTCAGGTCACTTTTATAAAGTTAATTGTGCGGAATACTCAGGTGGTCATGAGTATTCGAAATTAATTGGCGCTACTCCTGGGTATGTTGGGTACACGGACAAGAGTATTCTTGCAGAGATGGCAGAAAAATCTAACCAGTGGGTAATACTATTTGATGAAATAGAAAAAGCTCACCCTAGATTTATGAACTTCTTGTTATCTTTATTAGATGATGGCACTGTTACAGATAATAATGGAAAGGTTTTGGACTTTAGTAGCTCTATTTTTATATTCACTAGTAATGAAGGAATGTCCAATATTGATTATAATAAGAAGCTGGGGTTTGCTAACAAGCACGTAACGTATGTGGAAAGCCAGGACGATATTTTGAAGATGGTGAAGAAAAAGTTTAGTCCTGAATTCTTGAATAGAA